ATTCACTCTACATACCAAGCTGCTATTGATGGAGTTTCTCCTATTTCCCTTACCTCTTATGGTGAAGGAAAGCAGTTATTTAGATCTGTTTATAAGAAATCTGTTGTTGATTCTGTAAATGTCATTAATAGTGGAAGTAATTATGAGGTTAAGCAAAGAACAGTACAACCTGTAGGGGTTAGCACTGTTTTAGATAGTATTAAAATTGAAAACCATGATTATAGTTCTGGTGATGTTATTAAATATACTACTGACGGAACAGTAATAGACGGACTTACTGGTGGATATGAATATTATGTAACAACAGTTGATAAAGACAATTTTAAATTATCTGCAACACAGGATTTATATAATACTGGACAATATATTGACATTAAATCAAAAGGAGTAGGTACACAGACATTTAATTATCCTGAGATTAGTGTTGAATTAATCGGTAGTGTTGGAATAGATCCTGTAGGAACAGAAACATTTAAAGCTAAAGTACAACCTATTGTTAGAGGATCAATTACATCTGTTCATTTATCCAATAATGGTGTTGGGTATGGTTCATCGGAGATTGTTAATTTTGAAAGAGAACCATTTATTAGTTTAACTGCAGGGAGAAATGCTCAATTACAACCTGTTATTAGCAATGGAAAAATTATTGATATTATTATATTAAATAGCGGAAGTGATTATATTTCCATTCCTGATTTGAGTGTTGGTGGTGATGGTACAGGTGCAATTCTTACTCCAGTAATTCAAAATAACAAATTAATTGATGTTAAGATAATATCAGGAGGTGTTGGATATTCTCAAGCATCTACTACAATTACTGTTTTCCCAACGGGTAAAGGTGTTAAATTAAAATCAAATATTGAAACTTGGAAAATAAATCTTTTCCAAAAAGATCCTAATTTTACAAAAGATGATGGATTTATTGTAAAAGGTCAAGAAGGTTTACAGTATACTCATTTATATGCACCAAGAAAATTAAGAGAAGTAATTTATTCTGTAGATCAGTCTGGTAGGACTTTATATGCTAGACCTGATTTAAGAAGAGTAAACAATAGTGAAGTTGAGTCAGAATTCCATTCTCCTATAATTGGATGGGCATATGATGGTAATCCCATATATGGACCTTATGGATATCTTACAAATGAGGGTGGAACTATTGTCCAGATGAAATCTGGTTATTCTTTAGATTTAAAGGAAGGTAGACCTCCTATTTCAATATATCCAGAAGGTTTCTTTGTTGAGGATTATACTTATAGAGATGTTAGTGATAATAGTGTTCTAGATGAAAATAATGGAAGATTCTGTGTTACTCCAGAATTCCCCAATGGTACTTATGCATATTTTGCAACTATTGATAATTCTGTAGCAGCATCTTCAGGACCATTTGATGGATATAAGGAACCAACATTCCCATATTTAATAGGAGAAAATTATAATTCTATCCCTAATAGTTTTAATGCTGATGTTAATTCAAATCAAGATGTATTTAATTTTGATGGATGGTTTAGAAATACTCAACCATATAATTTGATCAGTAAGGAACTTAATTATAAGTATATTTCTATTCCTAATGATTTAAAACAAACTGTAGATATTACAGGCACTACTCCAGGTACTATTAGTAATATTGGAATTCAAACTGGTGGGGAATTATATCAAGTTGGTGATAAAGTAGTATTTGATAATACCAATACTAGCGGTTTAGGTGCTGCTGCTAGAGTATCACATCTTGATGGAAAATCTGTAACTAGTGTTAGTGTTGCAAGTAGTATAATTACTGGTGTAGAAATATATCCATCTAATATTGATGGGGAATATGAAATTGTTGCCCCTAATCCACATTACTTCTTTAATACTGAATTACTTACTGTTAGTGGATTATCTACAACTTCATCTAAAATTGGTGGTACTTATAATGTAGGTGTTAATACTAGTACTTGGTCATTGACTGGTATTGGTGATACTACCATAGGTATTGGTGAAGTAGGATCAACAGGAATAGTTACTTTTTTAAATATTGCGGGTAATTTGGGCAATGACAGAATTAGAAGTAATGATATTTTAGCAATTGGTGAAGAAAAAGTAAAAGTCTTAAATATTGAACCTTTATATTCTAGAATTAGAGTATTAAGGCAAATAGACGATACTGTAGGAGTATCACATACAGTATCGACAGTTCTTTATGAACAACCAAGAAGATTAACTATTAATGCTGGTTTTAATACAACTTATGATTCTAAAGTCAATAATGAACTTTATTTTAATCCTATTAATAGTGTTGGATTAGGAACTCTTACTGGAGTAGGTGTAGGAACTGTTATTGGTCTTAATAATCCAGGTGCAGGTATAAGCGAAATCTTTATTCCTACAAAATCTTTATATATTCCTAATCATGGGTTTGAAACAGGAGATAAACTTACTTATTCTGCAAATACTGGTCTTGGAATTTCTATTGCTTATAATTCTGGTGGAGCAGTATCATCCTTACCATCCACTGTCTATGTTGCCAGAATTAGTCAGGATTTAGTTGGTCTAGCAACTGTAAGAGTTGCTCTAGGTTCGACTGGTACCTTTAATGGCGTTGAGAGTGGGTTTAAAGCGTCTACAACCCTCTTCTTTACTGGAATTGGTACGAATACCTATCATAGTCTTAAAACTAATTATGAACCCATAACAGGAGAAATTTCTCAGCATATTGTTACAGTTGCTGCTGCTCAAACTCATGGACTCTTAACTAACGATATAGTTAATATTTCAGTTAATCCTATTAATACTACAACACATACTGTTAAGTATAACAAGTATAATAGAAGACTTGTAGTTGATCCTAAGACAGTTGTTGCTGCTAATATAAACATAACTAATAATTCATTTACTCTTGCAAATCATGGATATTTGACTGGTGATAAAGTTATTCATACTGCTCCTATTGTTGCAGGTGGTTTAAGTGATAATGGAATTTATTATATTGTAAAAGTTGATAATAATACATTTAAATTATCGGAGACATATTACAAGTCCACTCAATTAAAACCCGTTGTTGTTAATATTACAAGTGGCCAGGATGCAACATTTAGTTCTATTAATCCTTCATTAAAAGCATATAAGAATTCTACTGTAGAATTTGATTTATCAGACTCTTCTCTTTCTTATTCTAATCAAGGAGCATCTTATACAGCGTTTGAATTTAATTTTTACACTAATAAGGATTTTACAGAATTATGGAATACAAGTAAAACAACTAGAAACTTTGAAGTTCAGAGAACTGGTATTCCTGGTGTAAGTGCAAATGCTAAAGTTAGCTTAAAGGTAGATAGTAATATTCCTGAAATATTATATTATAAATTAGATCCTATTTCTGAAAGTGATTTACCTGATTTATATAAAAATATTATTATAGATCCAGTAATTAATAATAGTGAAATTGAATTTAATAATAGTGATTATAATGGAGAATATTCAATTACTTTTGGATCAACTACTTCATTTAAATATTCTCTTCCTAATATACCTGAAAAAACTTCATATACTTCAACATCCTCAGATTTAAAATATAATACTACTTCTAAAACTGCTTTTGGTTCTATTAATAAATTTAAAATTATTAATCAAGGGCAAAATTATTATACTCTTCCAGGTATTTCTAGTATTACTTCTAAAATAGGTAAAAATGCTTTAGTTGAAGCAAAGAGTAATACTCTTGGAAAAATTACAAGAACTAAAATTAAAGATATTGGATTTGATTATCCTTCTGATCCTACATTAACACCTAGTGTTAATTTACCACAATTTGTTACTATCGAAAGATTTGGTACTTTAGATTCTGTAGGAGTAACTTCTGTTGGAAAAGCATATGGTGTTGCACCAAAATTAGTTGTTTTAGATGGTCAAACTAAAGAAGAAGTGCCTGGTGTTGATTTAAAGTATACTTTAGGTAGTTCTAAGATAGAAATTTTGAAGAATAGTACAGGTATGTCGTTATTACCTCCAACTATTCTTCCTATTGAAAATTCAAATGGTGTTGGTATTAGTACTATTTCATATAATCCTAATACTGCGGATGTAACTGTTGAATTAAATGTTGGATTTAGTACTGCAGATACCTTCCCATTTAATGTAAATGATAAGGTGATGGTAGAAAATATAAGTGTTGGAGTTGGTTCAACTGGATTGGGATATAATTCTGTTAATTATAATCATCAGTTATTTACAATTACTGCGACTCATCCGAATATAGGTGGAATAGGAGCAACAGTTACCTATAATATGGGTACTTTAGTTGGTGCTGGTAAAACTATTGGAGTGTTTGTACCTGCTAACTCTGCTGGTAGAATTATTCCAGAAAAAGATTTCCCTGTATTTGAAACAAAATTAACAACTACTGAATTCTTTATAGGGGAAGAAGTTAAATCGAATTCTGCAACTGGTGTAGTTGAATCTTGGGATACTAATGATGGTATTTTAAAGATATCGGCAAAGGATAATTTTGTAACAAATGAAGTACTTAAAGGACAATCTTCAAATACTCAAGGAACTGCATCTTCAATAACTGTATATGATTCTCATTTTGAAATGGGTGCATTCTCTAAAGTAGAAAAAGGAAATCAAACTGATTCAGGTGTCCTTAATTATGCTATGCAAAGGATTCAGGATAGTTTCTATTATCAGAATTTTGCATATTCATTAAGATCTAAAGTTGATTTTGATACTTGGGACGATCTTGTAAGTAGTACTAATCATACTTTAGGATTTAAAAAATTCTCTGATTATCAGTTAGAGACTAATGAAGAAATTAATGCTTCAGTGGGATTATCTACTAATTTAACTTCATTTGAAATTATTAATGATTTAATTGGTTATGGAGATTTAAATTGTGATTATGACTTTGATTTAGTAAAAGAAAATTCATTAACATTAGATTACAAAATAGCGTCTGATGAAATAATCTTTAATAGTAGAGTTCTTACTGATTACTATGAATCAATTGGTAATAGAGTACTCTCAATTGATGATATCAGTCCACAATTTAATAGTCATCCTAGAGCAACTGCATATAGTGTTGCTGGAAGCTTTAGTTTATCAGACACTCGTTCTCTCAAATATATTACTTTTGTAAGAGATAAGAGATTTATTGGTCAAAGACAATTAATGATTGTTGATCTTATTCATGATAATTCTGCTGGATATATGAATCAATATGGTAGAGTTGAGACTCAATATGATCAAGGTTCTTTTGATTTTGTTATATCTGGTAATAATGGACAGTTATTATTCTATCCTACTAAGTCTGCAGTTAATGACTATTGGGTCATGGCTCTTTCTTATAATTTGAATGATAATTTTGTTGCTACTGGTGCTACAAGTTTTGGTGGTGTTGCGACTCTAGATTCTCAAAGTGTCCAAGTAGCATCTGGTACTCCAACTACTATTGTAAGTTTTGCAACTACATACCGTTCTGTTAAATCACTTGTTAATATTACTGCAGATACAGGTCTTCAGAATAATGAATTTGAAATGGAAGAATTGAATATTATTCATGATGGAACTGATGTAGAGTTAATGGAATTCGGTCAATTAACTACAACATTAACTCCTTGGGCTAATTCTGGTTTTGGAACTTATAGTGCTTATATTGATGGAGGTAATGTAAAGGTTGATTTCCATCCAAATGCAGGAATAGGAACAACTGCAGTGGTTAATACAGTAAATGTTGCTATGGCAGCAGCTGCAACTGGTATTGGAACTGCTGATTTAAAACATGCAAGGATAGAAGCAAGAACTACTGCAATTGCTTCTAATGCAAATCCAACACCTACAGTTATTGCTGATTTCCCAAGTCAAGTTGGAGCAAATGATCAGGCATACGATGCTGGATATTTAATACTTCAAGTTACTGACACAACAAATAATAGATATCAGATGTCTGAGTTTATTGTTGTTGATGATTATGTTGAAGAACAGGCATCAGGTAATACTTATGATACTGAGTTTGGTAATGTAGAAACAGTTGTTGGTTTAGGTACTTTTGGATCTAGGTTGAATATTAATGCTGGAGCAACTACTAATATTGAAGTTGTATTTACTCCACTACCAAATATTAATGTTACAGTTAATGCTTATACTAATGCATTAAGAATACAAGATGATAATAAGACTTCCATGAGTCTTGATGCTGCAGGATCTGTAAATGCATTCTTTAGTGATTATACTGGTACGGATAGAGATATTAAGAGGGCATTTAATTTAACACATAATAACTACGAAATCTTTGAAAGAAGTTTTGAAGGTAATGATAGTAATATTGTTAGTGTTGATGCCAATAGTATTAGAGTTCCTAATCACTTCTTTGTAAGTGGTGAAAAAATTAAATATGCACATGCTGGAATAGGTTCAACTCAAGCAATAGAGATTGTTGATACTAATTTCCCTGATTTAGGATTCTCTACTACTTTTGTACCTAAAGAATTATATGTTGTTAAGATTGATGCTGATAAGATTAAATTAGCATCTAGTGCTGCAAATGCACTTAAGGTAGTTCCTGAAGTACTGGATATTACTAGTGTTGGTATTGGTACATCACATAGATTTACTTCTACTAATCAAAATCCAAAAGTTATTGTTGCTTTAGATAATATTCTTCAGTCTCCAATAGTATCTACTGCACAAACTACTGTTCTTGCAGATGAAATATTCACAACTAATGATTTAATTCCATTTAGTGGTATAACTTCATTCTTCGGAAGTGATCTAATACAGATTGAAGATGAAATAATGAAGATTGAGGGTGTGGGTATTGGTAGTACTAATATGGTAAGAGTTAGAAGAGGATGGTTAGGAACTCCACTTGCTGGATATGGAACTGGAACTTTAATTACCAGGGTGAATGGTAATTATAATATTGTTGATAACACACTTAATTTCGCTGAACCTCCTTATGGTAATATTCCTCAAAGTTTACCAACAAATCCACCAGATTCTAGAGATTGGGTAGGAATTTCTACAAGTTCTACTTTCCAGGGTAGATCCTTCATGCGTAGTGGAATACCTAATACAACTAATGAGACTTATTATAAGAATTATATTTTTGATGATATTTCTGCTGGATTTGATGGTATTAATAAAGACTTTACTTTAAAATCACAAGGTCAAAATGTATCAGGAATTGCTACTGAAAATGGAGTAATTTTAGTTAATGATGTGTTCCAAGGACCAGGTGCTGCTTATAACTATACACTTGAAGAAGTATCAGGTATTACTACAATAACCTTTACAGGAGGGGCACTTGATACATCTACTTTAGATAGAGATGCTAATACAACTCAGCGTCCTCTTGGTGGTACAATAGTATCAGTTGGTTCAACAGAAGGTTGGGGATATCAACCATTAGTTGCTGCTGGTGGTACTGCAATTGTAAGTACAGCGGGAACTATTACTTCTATTAGTATTGGTAATACTGGTTCTGGATACAGATCAGGAATTCAAACTGTAAATGTTTCAATTCAGCAAGAAGATCTTACTGATATTGATAAAGTTGAAATTGGTACTGCTACTGTGGTTAATGGACATGTAACGGGTGTTGCAGTCACTAATTCTCAAGTATTCTACAAACCAAGGAATATAACAAATGTTGGTTATAGTTCAATTACAGGTATAAGCGAAATTAAGACATTTAATCCTCATGGATTATCTCAAGGTGATGAAGTTAGTCTTTCTGGAATTGCATTTACTTGCACATATTCTGGTCCTAAGTCAATTACAGGATTTGCTTATAGTGCATCCACTGGAATTGCAACAGTAACTACTTCAGGTAATCATGGATATGTAACTGGCAAAGATGTGATATTTACTGGTATTGCAATGACATGTGGATTAGATAATGCAGCTTCTACTCATTACTATCCAAGAGGTGAAGATTATGCTTATAATAATTCACTAGAAATTATTTCTGCAACACCAACTTCTATTACTCTTGATGTTGGGGTTTCTAATACAAGTGAGCAATTCTCTCATACATTTGTTCCTGGATCTGAAAATACAGATGCGGTAGTTACTGGAGGAGATTATGGTCATATATTTGTTAATGCATTAAGTGATACAGTAATTACTGGTGGTGATTATGAGCATACATTTGTAAGTGCTATTGCTGGTGGAGTTAATGTAGTAGGAGTTGGAACTACAACACCAACTAATGCAACTTATAATGCTAAAACTGGCGAAATGGTACTGGTTATACCAGGACATTCTTATACAGATACTAATTCAGTTGGATTCTCTACTAATGCTATATCATTTAGTTGTGAAATGGATCTTAATACAACTGTTCATTCTTATCCTAGAATTACAGATCCTATTGCAGGAATATCAACTGCGATTATTGCAACCACTCCAGATACTATTACAATTAATGTTGGAACATCTCCAATATCTAATTTTGATGTATCAGATGCAAGTTATAATCCTGTTAATGGTGATTTAGTTCTTAATATAGGTAATCATGCTTTAAGAGGAGAAACAAGTCATAATATTTCTACAGCAGCATATAATCCATCATCAGGTATAATGACATGTACTGTTGCATATACATCTCTACCATTGCTTTCTGATGGTGATAGGGTTATGTTTGCTGATAATTCTTTATCTTTTGTATGTGAGCAAGATAATTTTGCTACTACTCACACATATCCAAGAGCAACTGATCCTAAGAGTAAGAAGTGGTTACCTATTACTGGAGTAACTACAAATACTTTTGAAGTTCAAGTTTTAGATACTATACCATCTACAAATACTGGTATTCATACATTTGTACAAGCATCTATTGGTGGACTTAAGAAAGCAGGTGAATCAATTAAACTTAGAAATAATAGTATAAACTTTAGATGTGCAATGGATGATTATGCAACCATCCATTCTTATCCAAGATCAACAGACCCTGCATCTAATACTGCAGTTTCTATTGGAGCAACAACATCAGATACTATTACGGTTAAAGTTGGTACATCATTAACTGTTTATCATACACCTACTGCTGCTAATTATAATGCTGGTACTGGTTCTTTAGTATTAACTATAGGTTCTCATACTTTAACTCCTGGAACTAGTGTTAAGTTAGTAGAAGAGTCATTATCCTTTACATGTGCTAAAGATAGCGGTATTACAACTCATAAGTATCCTAGAAAACCTGATCCTTATTATAATGGAACAAAAGTTACTCAGGTTAATAGTGCAACTGAATTTGTAGTTAATGTTGGCGTATCTACTGTTCCAACTTACTATAAGTCTGGAGGAAGTGTACAAGGAGCAATTATTGCACCAAGACCAACAGATCAAGCAGTTTCTAATGGAACTGATACTGGTAGAGCGACAGTTTTAAGTATTATTGATAATAATACATTTAGTGTTAACACTGGAGTTTCAACTAGAACTCACTTCTATGCCCGTTCTGGTAAGGTTCAGAAACCTTTAGATGTGGTATTTGATTTCCCTCTTTCTTATGAGGACATGCCATTAGTTTATGCCAATGGTCAAACTGGATTTGGAACTGCTGGTAGAGTTGATGTTCAAGTTGGTCAAGGTTCTAGTGTAATTGATTTTGAGGTTAGAAATACTGGATATGGTTATGGTGTTGGTGATATTTTAACAGTTCCTACTGGTGGAACAACAGGAATCCCATTAACAACAGGATTCCAAGAATTCCAACTTACTGTTACTGAAGAATTTACTGACGAATTTACAGGATGGTCTATTGGAACTCTTGATATGCTTGATAACTTTGATAATAAGTTTGATGGTAGTACTCAATCTTTCCGAATTAGTAAAGCAGGAGTATTAGTTTCTATTAGATCTTCTGCTGGTTCTAATATTAATGTTGAGGATGCTCTTCTAGTATTTGTAAATGATATTTTACAGGTTCCTGGAAGAGGATATACATTTAGTGGTGGTAGTGTAATTACCTTTACTGAAGCACCTAAAGTTGGTGATAAATCTAAAATCTTATTCTATAAAGGAACTGGTGGTTTAGATGTTGTATTTAAAGATGTTTTAGAAACTGTCAAAGTAGGTGATAAATTAACAGTTGGGTATGATCCTTCTAAAGGTCAAAAAGCTACCTTACAAGAAGATCCTAGAATAGTTACTAGTATAGATGCTACTGATCTTGTAACTACCAATCCATACTTCGGACCAGGCAATACTACAGATGAAACTCTTATGAGACCTGTAGTATGGTGCAAACAGACTGAAGATGAAATTGTAGATGGAAAAGAAATTGGAAAAGATAGATCTCTATATGAACCAAACATTTATCCTTCTGGTTATCTTATTAAGAGTGTTGGAATCGGATCTACTGCTATTTGGGTTGATAATTTAAGACCTTTCTTTAATGCAGAAAATGAGAATGATACTGAGACTAGTTTCCAAAATAGTATTACTTTATATGATCAAGATAAAGTTGTAGGAGCATCCGCTACAGCAGTCGTTTCTGGATTAGGTACCATTTCATCTATAGTACTGTCTTCGGGTGGTATAGGGTATCCTGGTGCCCCTATAGTGAGCATTGCGTCTACTACTGGATTCAATACCACTACAATGGCGATGGCAGAGGCAACTATTGTTAATGGTACTGTAACTGGAATAGCAATTACTAATAATGGAGGTATTGGATATACTTCATCAAATCCACCACAGGTATTGATAGATCCTCCTGTAGTAATTACTGAAAAGGATAAAGTAAGTTCTTACGCTGGTGATAATGGTGTTATTGTTGGATTTGGTACAGATGATGTTAGTGGTATTGATAAATTTGTCTTTGATTTCTATATTCCTGATGATTCTTATTTAAGAGATCCATTAATAGTGGGTACTGCACTTACTTTGAGTACTATTCAAGTTAATGATTTCTTTGTTGTAACTCAGTCAAATGTAGGTCTTGCTGAAACTTCTTTAGTAAGTAGAGATATTGGTCAGAATATTATTGGAATAGGAACTCAATTTGTTGATAATGTTTATCAAGCAAGTGAGGTATCAGTTGTTGAAGTATCTTTTGTTGGTGCAGAAGAATCTAAGACTGGTATCGGAACAACCCATATTACTAGAGTTAAGGCTAATATGAGTGGGGTTTCTACTGCAGGGTTTAGTAATACTAACATTTACTTTGATTCTACTCAATATACTTTTGATAGTGGGTATATGGGAAGTAGTGGAGTTTCTGGAATGAATACAATTGGTGGAGGAACTACTTCTAGCATATCATTTGGAAACTTTAGTTGGGGTAGAATTGAATTGGATGGTAGAACTAAGTCTATTTCTTATCCTGCATATACATTAGGTGGTATTGGTATAGGAGGAACTACAAATCCTACAGGGATTCATACTTCCGCTATAGTTGTAAGGACAGAGAAATTAAAATCTAAGAATTATGCAATCTAAATATTTAAAATTAAGAGTCTAATCAATGGCTAAAGTAGGAATAAATACGGGAACCTCGGCAAATGCTGGAGATGGTAGTACTCTGAGAGCAGGTGCTAATATTATTAATGATAATTTTGATGAATTATATAATGCTTTGGGTGATGGTACTACTTTAGCGGCTGGAATTGTTACTTCTATTGTTGCTGGAACAAATATATCTGTTACTGGTACTGGTCAAGTAACAATTAATTCTAGTGCTGCTGGAGTAACTGATGGGGATAAAGGAGATATTACTGTTTCTAACTCTGGAGCAGATTGGACAATTGATAATAATGCAATAACAAATGCTAAAATGGCAGACGATGCTATTGGTTTAGCAGAATTATCAGCAACAGGAACAGCAAGTAATACAACATTTTTAAGAGGTGATAATACTTGGGGAACACCTGCAGGAGGAGGTGGTGGAATATCGGATGGTGATAAAGGAGATATTACAGTATCAAACTCTGGAGCAGATTGGACAATTGATAATGATGTAGTAACGGCTGCAAAACTTGCTGACACTGCAGTAACTGCTGGTGCTTATACTAGTGCAAATATTACTGTTGATGCTCAAGGTAGATTAACTTCAGCAGCTGCAGGAGCACAGCAGTCAGTTATTGTACCTGTAGCATATGCTCATGTTACCAATAATAATGCTGGTACTGACACCAATATGTCTCATGGTGCATACAATAGTTCTAATGGTAGAATAGAATTCACCTTTGATAGTGCTATGGGTGATGCAAACTATTATGTATTAGCAGAAAGAGAAGCATATGATACTCACACTGTTAGTATAACCAATAAGACAACAACAGGATTTAGGTCATCATGGTATGGTAATGATGGATCAACTCCATTAGATCCTGCTACTTTCCCTGGCGTTCTTTTAGTTTATGCTTCTACACCAACATCTTCAGTTGGTTCTGGTGGTGGACTTAGTGATATTGTACAAGATACCACACCTCAGTTAGGAGGAGACTTAGATGGTAATAGTAAGAGTATTTACGGTGTAGGTATATTAACTGCAACTTCTTTTGACGGTGCTATTTCTGAGTGGGTATTAGGTGCTAATGGAACAACTGATTATACATTTACTGGTGATGGATTAACTGGTGCTGAGAATGATCCAACACTTTATCTAACAAGAGGACAGAAATATAGATTTAAAAATGCATCTGGTGGACATCCATTTAGAATTCAAAGTACTGTAAATGGTTCAACAGGTACTCAATATAATGATGGTATAACCAACAATGATGCTGCTGATGGAACAACATTAGAATGGGATGTTCAGTTTGATGCCCCTGAGGTGTTGTACTACCAATGTACTGCTCATGGTGGCATGGGAGGAAAGATATACATTGGTAACAGTGGAGATAATTCTCTCCTTGATGGAAATTTATATGCAGGAACAGGAACTGTTACTACCGCTAATACTCCTGGTGGATATGGTGGTAGGATCCATATCGCAGGAACAAATCAGGGATCATCAAGTCTTTCAATGAGGTGTGATGGAAACTTTGCAGGTGGATCATTATTATTAATGGGTAAGACTCGTGGTTCTGTAAATGGAAATACGATTGTTCAAGATGGAGATACTCTAGGAGGAATACAGTTTTCTGGTGGTGATGGTTTTGATATGAATAGTACTGGAGCAATGATAACGGCAAAAATAGATGGAACACCAGCACAAGATAATCTCCCTACTAGTTTATTATTTGGCATTAACGGTGGAGCAGCTCTTCCAACAGAAAAACTTCGTATAGGACCATTAGGTCAAATTGGTCTTAATGGTGCTAACTATGGAACATCAGGTCAAGTATTAACCAGTCAAGGTGCTAATGCTGCTCCTCAATGGGCTGCAGGTGGCGGTGGTGGTGCAATGGCATCAAGAACCATAAAGACTGCTACTACTGCTTCTCTTAATGCTGCTGCTTCTGGTGATCTATCAATAACTGCATTTAAAGCATATAATTTGCTTAAAGTAGCAATAGACCATCCTGCTTGGGTTAGACTTTATGTTGATGCTGCATCTAGAACTTCTGATGCTACTAGAGTAGAAGGGACAGACCCACTTCCAGGTTCAGGTGTCATTGCAGAGATTTTAACAACAACTGCTGGTGCAAGTACATTCTTAATGTCACCTGCTGTATTTGGTTGGAATAATGATGGAACTCCTTCTACAACAGTTTATGCAAAAGTGACAAATAAGGATTCTCAAGCTCGTGCTATTACAGTAACTTTAACTCTAATACAAGCGGAGGCATAAATGCAAGAATATACAGTCACTCTTAATAATTTTAGTGATAAGACAAATTTTTGTACTCAAATGAAGGAATCATCTGGTAGTGGTTCTATTCCATCTAGAGCATGTACTTGTAATTTAGAAAGACCAACTAGTAGAAATCAAGTTTTTACTTTATCTGATGCTGAAGCAACTGAATTATTAAATGATTCTAGAGTAAAAGCTTGTAAACCAAAAGGTGAATTATCAGCTGAATTGTATTGGGATGAGTCTCAAACTGGTAAATGGGATAAATTTCCAACTCAAGCAGATGATAAAAATTGGGGTATTAAAAGGTTAACTGATGGTCAACAAACAGCAGGTTGGGGTAATGGTGGAACAAATGAAATAACTAGTACTCTTAATACAACAAGTTCTGGTAAAAATGTAGATGTTATTATATGCGATACTCATATGAATTTTGATCATCCAGAATTTAGAGAAAATCCTGATGGAACTGGCAATCTTCGTAGTAATGCATTTAATTGGTTTCAATATAGTGCAGCATTAGGATATAGTGCCAATACTGCAGCAAATTATGTTTATACTGGTGATACAGATCCTCATGGAACTCATGTAGCAGGAACAGTTGCTGGAAATACTCAAGGATGGGCAAGAGATGCTAATATCTACAATATATCATTTAGAAGTAATGCAGGTGGTGGAAATGGTATAACTGGAATTGATTGGACTGATCATGTCTTTGAATATGTTCGTCATTTTCATAATAATAAACCAATCAATGCTGCAACAGGAAGAAGAAATCCAACAATAATTAATAATAGTTGGGGTTTAGTTAATAATGATGGAAATATTATGTTAACTGCTATTGATGAGATAAAATATAGAGGAGTGACTACTAGTCTTAGTGGAATGACTGTTGCTCAAAAAAGAACAGAGTTGCAATCTAAAAGAATTCCTGTTCCACCTTCTGGTGCTGGTAGTCCATATAATAGTGATAGAACTCCTAAGATGGGAGTTCGGAGTGCAGCTATCGATGCAGATATTGAAGATGCTATGGGTGATGGTGTGATTTTCGTCGGATCTGCAGGAAATAATTATTGGCCAATCGATAGGTATGGTGGTAATGACTATGCTAATATGCTTGTAATAAGTGGTACTGGTTGGGAGTGTTCCCAAGGTAGTTCTCCTGGTAATGCAGAAACTTCAAATGGTAATACGATATCTGTAGGTGCAATTGATTTCTATCAGACTGAATATAAAACACAATTTAGTAATTGTGAAGAAAGAGTTGATGTTTGGGCACCTGGTAGGTATATTATGTCATCTGTGTATGGTTCTGGATCTGGTTATTGGAATGAAAAAGCTGATCCAAGAGATTCTAATTTTTATGTTGCATCAGCAAGTGGTACTAGCATGTCTGCTCCTCAAGTTGCTGGACTTTTAGCATGTGCTGCTGAACAATATCCTAATATGAAACAAACAGATGCAACGGAATATGTAATTGAAGCTTCTAAATCTGCTCAAATTACAACTACTAATGAGGGTATGGTTGATACTCCATATACTGACCTTGGTGATTCTAATAATCGATATGTATCTTATGTTTATAAACGACCTCAAAGTGGTACAGTATTTCCTCATGACAATCATGGAAATAGGGTTTCAACATCTAATGGTGTAAAATATCCAAGGGTAAATAGTGTTGTCACTAAGAGATCGTAAATCTTTAATAAATAAATAAAAACTTCTGTCAAATGGCTGCAATTATAACTGATCAGATAAGAATATTAAATGCAAAGAACTTTGTTGCGGGAGTAACTACGGGTACGAATGCATATTATTCTTTTATAGGTCTACCAAATCCTACCGATTATCAAAGTGATTGGGATAGTAATCCCCCATCACCTAAAGATAATTTTGAGGAAGAGGATGAATATTGGGATAATATGATTGCATTGAAGAAAATCAATGCAGGGGATGTTAGACAAGTTGTGAGAAGAAGATTATGGTCTTCTGGAAATACCTATGACATGTATAGAAATGATTATAGTAGATCTAATACTGCAAAGATATCTGGAGCAACTAATTTATATTCTGCTTCATATTATGTTGTTAATAGTGATTATAGAGTTTATGAGTGCCTTCAGAATGGCACAGATCCAGAAAATCCTAATGGAAAACCTTCTTTAGATGAACCAACATTTACTGATCTAGAACCAAGGTCTGCTGGTAGTAGTGGTGATGGTTATATTTGGAAATATCTTTATACTATTAAACCAAGTGATATCGTAAAGTTTGAATCAACAGACTTTATTCCTACTCCACCAAATTGGAGTACTAATACTGATGATGCTGCTGTAAGAGGTAATGCAGTTGATGGTTCATTTAAAATTATTACTATTACTAATCGTGGTGTTGGTTTAGGGACTGCAGGTGAAACTTATACTAGAGTTCCTATTAAAGGTGATGGTACTGGTGCAGAATGTACTATTGTAATTAATGCAGAATCAAAAGTCGGAAGTATAGAAGTTTCTAATCAAGGTTCTGGATATACTTTTGGTAGTGTTGATTTAATAGCAGGTGGTGTTCCCACTGGAACAACAATACCTACCTTTGATGTTATTACATCTCCTCCAGGAGGTCATGGGTATGACATTTATAGAGAACTTGGTGCATACAATGTTCTTTTATATTCTAGAATTGAAAATGATAATGAGAATCCTGATTTTATTACTGGTAATCAAATAGCAAGAGTCGGAGTAGTTGAAAATCCTAAAGTTCCAGGAAGTCTTACAGAGAATTTAAGTATTGATAAAGCAAGTGCTTTAAATGCTCTTAGATTGACTGGTATTGGATATAGTACTGCTACATTTACTCCAGATTCTTATGTTACACAAACTATAGGAACAGGTCAAACTGCAGCAGGAAGAGTTGTAAGTTATGATCAAACTACTGGTGTTTTGAAGTATTGGCAAGATAGAACAATTGCAGGATTTAATACTGTAGGTACTGCACAAACTAATCCTACTTGGGGATTTGAATTATTAGAATTTACTAGTACTCCCTCTGGAAGTGGAAATGTCACTATTGTTCCATCAAGTGGTTCAAACTTAGGTATTGATACTACTTTTACGGGTATAAGTACCTCAATAAATAATAAGACATATTACCTTGGTCAATTTTTTAATAATGGCCTTGCATCTCCTGAAGTTAAACAACATTCAGGAAATATAATATATGTTGATAACAGACCTTCTATTACTAGGTCTGCTAACCAAAAAGAAGATATTAAAGTTATTTTGCAGTTCTAAGTAATCATGCCACAGCAAACCAATCTAGATGTATCGCCATATTTTGACGATTATAACCCTGCTGATGATTTCTATCGGGTATTATTTAAACCTGGATATCCTGTACAGGCAAGAGAGTTAACTACTCTTCAGTCTATACTGCAGAATCAAATTGAGAAATTTGGTCAACATTTTTTCAAGGACGGTGCTAAGGTAATACCTGGTAATACTTCGTTTAACAATGATTATCGTGGCGTTCAGTTAAACAATTTATACCAAGGAGTTCCTTT